TTCAATTTGATTTTGAAGAATAGTTTGCATTTGAGTAAGTTCTCTCGCTTGCAAAGCTCTTCCTTTATTAAAGAGAATTCTATAATAGTTATCACTATCTAAATAGTCATCTCTATATCTTGTATTAAGAATATTTTCTGTGAAGGTTATAGTCATGTTTTATGCTCTTACAGTTGTAAAATGATTTTAATGTCTTCGATTTGATTAGACATTCTTTCGATAGCAGATCTGTTATCTATGTATAAGACGTCTCCAGAGAATGGATCAAACTCAGATGAATCTGTGATAGTTCCAATTATACCTTCTCCAGGTCCATCTGATTCTGTTATTGTTTCACCGCTATTAAATGAACCATATCCAGTAGCTGCTGATTGATGATAATAAATTGTATCAGAATCTACTTCATCAATATATGCTTTTGTTCCTGAAGTAGCACCAACAATTGTTTTATCTACACTAAATGCAGTTGTAGTTGATGATAATGTTAAAGAACGTAAAGCATTACCAGTATTATCGATAAAGTCTGAATCAGATCCATATTTTTTAGGATCTCTAATTAAACCAACTTGTCTAAAATCTTGAACAACAATAAAGTCTTCTTCACTTCCACTCACTTTAGTATGTAACATAAGTGCTGATGATTTTAGATCTTTTCTAGCGTCAAATCCAATTCCATCTTCATCGGAAATAATAGCTCTAGCTGTTGCACCAGAACCACCTCCGCCGGTAAGTGTGACACTCGCATAATCATAATTTGTTGGATAAATTAAAGTAGATGAATCATTAGCAAACTCGATTCTAGTAACTGATCCACTATCCACTGAAGAATCAATAGTTGAAGTAATTGATCCAGTTACAATTGTATCACCATTTCCACTAATTACTATGTCAGGTGGGGATGTATATCCAGAACCACCATTAGTAACTAAGATGGATGTAATCATTCCTGATTTTGCAGTGTCTTGAATTTCTTTATGCTTAAGTTGAATACCTGTTGCGTCTGAATCTAAAGACCCTACAATTTTACTTACAGGCATATAATTAGCAGATAAGAAATAGTTTGCTTCTAAAGCAGAAATTGTATATAAAAATTTCCAAACATATCCATCAGCAGTTTCAAATGGATGATTATTTGAACCTGAAGGCTCAACGGTTGATGCAACGGTTTCTCCTGCTGCATTTCTACCTGTTCTTAAGCAAATATAAACACCAAAATTTTCGGTCATCACATAATAGGACGGTGATGGATAACCAACTGTGGTGTCATCATATTGTGCATAAGTAGTACCAGTAATCCAATTTACTCTTGGTACAACATAAGAAGTAGCGGTAATTTTTTTAATTGCTTGTAAACTTTGGCGGAATTCTCTAACTTCAGCCAAATCATTTGTTGGTGTTGGAGCAGTATCAGAACTATCCCAATACTCGGATCTACCCAGACCGATGTAGTATGTACTGCTTGAATCGTTAATGCCATCTATAATGTCACCAACAATACTATGTCTAAATCTATCGGTAATAACTGCCGTCATGCTTTATGTCCTATATTTTTTAGTATTTATATTAAGATGCAGGGTAATATTCGTATGTATTTTGCATCAAATCATAAATTGATGTATAATCAGAATCTAATTGTGAAACTGTCAAGGTTTGTTTATCTCTAATTTGCATATTAGGTTCAAGTCTTACAGTATAAACTGTTTGATCTGAATCTGCATTTCTATCTGTGTAACTACTATCAGTTTCAAGTAAACCAGATGGTAAAGTCCAAACATAAGCACCTGAATTAATATATTCAGTTCTACCCATAGTTTGAATTAGTGAAAGATCCTGAGCTGTAATTAAATCATCAATAAGATTACCTTCACTTACAACTGTTATTTCGCCAGAATCAGAATATAAGTCAGAATCTAATATTATTGTTGGTCCAAGTAAACTTGTTGACTGAGATGTTTCAATTAAAACTTCAGCACCAAGATAAAAACCTCCTGGATGAACAAATTTCTTGTATAAATTTCCCCAAGTTGCGATTGAAAGAGGAACTTTTACTAAAACTGATAAAAATTGGTATAATGCACCATCTTGTAAGTATTTTAGTGAGTCCATCCCAATTTCTGACTCACCAACAATAAACAAATTGTCTTTAGGATTTGAAATTGTTACATCTTCACCAAAAAAAGCTCTAAAAAATCCCTCAGCGGAATATTTTGTACCTTTTGACCTAAAAAATTTAGCAAAATTACGTAAAACTTCTCTAGGTGTCGTAAATTGTGTATTTGAAATGCCTAAAGCAACTTCTTTAAATAATAAGTCTAATTGTGATAAAGTACTTGCTTCAACATCTCTAATTGTGTATAAATCTTGAATTAAATCGCCAAAATTATCACCACTATCTAAAAAATCATAATATGCATCTAAAAACGTAATTAAATTAGGATAATCCTGAACAAAATAAGCTGGTAAAATTTCTTTTACCATGCTTTTTTGCATAGAAATAGGTAATCTATTTAAATCCGTTAAAGTTTTCATTATAATGAGACTTTCGTATTCTGATCATCTTTTAAAGCTGCAGCAACAGTTTTCTGTGGATCTATTTTAATTATATAATTTCTAAGAGGTCTTATAACCGACTGATTTGCAGGTGTAACTGAAAACTTAATATAAGTATTTCCACTTGAAACAGATAATGGTGATAAAGAACTAATAGAAACAACTCCATTAGTGTTTTTATATGATCCAATATTATCAGCAATTACTGATCCAGTTGTAGCATTTATAAGTTGTAAATTAGAAGTTTTTAATTTATTTCTAATAAAAGCAACAGTCCCATTTGAATGAACAAAGTTTTCAGATTTTATTACGTAATTCACATCATCTGGTAAAGCAATTGGAACTGGGAATTTTAAATCATATGCATAAGCGGTAGATCCAAACGTTGGAGTTAACCTTAATTGTACTTTTAAATCCATTTTTGAAGAAAGTATTGCATTATCCATTTCATCAATATCAGCAAGTAAAATAGATCTTCTAAATACTTTACCAAAAGTATTCATGTTTGTATTTACATAGTTAATTACTTTTGTTTTAACTCTGCTTTCCATATTACCTGCTGTTAAACCGGTTAGATCAGGATCATATTCAAATATTACTGTTGGTTCTAAATAAACATTTTCAGGATCTACAAATTCTGGCGTGATTGATCCAATTGATAAGTTATCAGTCAATTGTGTTTGAATATTGGCTTTTACTGTTGTTTGAGATGCAGCTGTAACATCATCGTCAAACTGTAAACTAATAAACATTTTACCATAATCTAAAGGTATATTATCTTCACCACCCCAAGCTTTCACTGATCTAACACTTGTAAATTTAGATTGAATCAAACCTTCATAGTCTAAAGGTGTTACTAATCTTTGTTGTGCTGCAAAAGCTATTGGAGCGTTTTGTCTTACAGATTCAATAGATTGTTTTTCTGCTCCAGCAGTTGATTTAGATAAAGTAACTACTGTCTGTGTATAATCAATTGAGTCTACTGTAATATCAGATGATGCAGAAAATGAAGAACTTCCATTCGCACCACCACCACTTGCTCTTAAATATTTTACTACAATTTTGCTTCCAACTGTTGGTGCTTTACCAAAAGTAACTCCATCTCCAAACTGCAAATCAAAGAAACCATTAGGAGCTTCTCTAATTGTGTAATATGTTGAATTTGAATTAACAGTAATAGCTTGTGATAATTCTGTATATGTAGTATAAGATGATGAAGTTGTTGAATCATATACATCTACAACTGCGGTTGCAGTATCCATATTTACATCTGGAATAACATAAACTTGATAATCATCTGTTTCACCAACATAAAATGTTTTTGTTACAATTTCACCTTCATACGCAAGAATTGATTCTTCACCATCATCATTTACAAAAACATATACTCCAGTTCCGTCATCTGTAGCTGTATATTTTTGAATTGTATAAAATGTATATGATGTACCATCTACACTAGTTGTATATGAAGTATATGCTGGCAAATCAATGGAATCAGGCTTAGTGACAGCTGATGATAAATCTAAAGAAACTTTAAGTGAAACTTGAGAAGAAGTTTTTGATCTAACAGTTAATCCCAAAACTTCAGCGTGGCCAACTACTGAACTTCTTAACTGTGCGGTATTTAAAAATGCTTCATTCAATGCAAAATTAGCAGTTAATCCATTAAAGTGTGTATTATATGCTAATACATCTAAAATATTTGATAAACCTGCACCTTCAAAATCATAATCAGAAAATTCATCTTTGTCAGCTAAATATGTTTTTAGCTTTTCTTTTATATTTTGAAAATCAAGAGCTGTGGATGTGATATTTGTGGCCATT